AGCTCCTTCTGGGCCGTTTGGATATGTAAAGTTACCATCCATAAAACGAACCCATGCTCTTCCATTTCCACAACCAGAGTAGGTTCCACCAGCATGGTAATAGGTAAATATTATATAATATTCACCTGGTCTTTCCGTGCAATCTATAGAAAATGCAGATGAAGCCTCAGCTTGATAAGCCGCTGAGAATGATCCATCAACTCTTTGAATTCGCTGCCAAGATGAAGCTGATATACCATTTTGACCAGCACCAAATGGAGAACTTGTAGTGTAATTTAAAGTTGCATCTTTATTGCTGTGGTTTACTTTTTGCCATTCATTTGGATTTGGTATTTGATCAGATAGCTCTCTATGAAAAATATGAAATCTCATTCTACCGCCACTTATACCTTGCCCAAATTGAGAATAAGCCGGTTGTGGTTGCCCAGAACATTGGACATCATATCTATAACACTCCATGGGATTTGTCATAGTCATCATTTTAAACCTCATGACACCCTGAGTACAACCCGCATCAGTAAAGTTTTGACAACATCTAGCCGGTGGCTCACATATATTAGTAGCTTGAGGATCAGCTCCAGCAATTGCATCTAAATGAATCAACATAAACGGTGATGGCTTTGCGCTAGGATTTGTAGTGCTAGTAGGATTTCCATTTGCATCAACAGAAGGAAGACCCAGCGATGCTAAAGTATTTCCAGTATCTGTATCTGCATTTTCATATAACCAACCACCTACTGTTGGATCAAATACACCACCTGGCCCAACTGGAGGCAATAAAGGCGGAGTGTAGGGATTAGGTTGTATATTACCCATATTTAATATATCTGTTCTTCCTGTGTAAACAGCACCATATACAAAACTACCAGGATACCCATTTGATTGATTTGGATAATTTCTAAATGCTTCTATACACCCAGTGGTAGGGTCTTGATAATAACCAATAGGATCTTCAATAAAAGGATCAAAAGAATAACCGGCTCTAAATCCATTACCGCTTAAAGCAATGTCAGAAAATAAATCTATACCTCCCTCTATTCCATTACCACTTGTTTGCAGGCAGGCTGGTAGTGGCTGAGCTCCTACGTTTATATCTAAATTAGAACCAACTTGATCACATGTGTCTAGCTTGCTGTCAAAATCACCAGCATCTAAAGTACCAGTAGGTTGATTTAAAACAAAATTATAAGCATCTATTAATCTTATCGTTAGATTATAAACTGCTTGTGGTGGTGGTTCGTCTAATCCTGGGTTTATAGATATTATAGCGGTGTTCTCTGAGTTTTCTAATATAAAATAAGGTTCACCGCTAGATGGTTCTATAGGTTGATTGCTGGGGTTTATTTCCCAGTATAAATCTGAATTTGACTCTACAAAAGAACCATTATTACCTGTTAAGGTAACTAAAGGATTTGGATTAGTAGCTACTGTGTTAACAGAGTATGAAGCACACGTGGGATCTATTTCAGGATCTACGTTTCTTAATCTTCCACTAAAAGCATATGGATTTATACTTCCTTCGTACGATACATCTAAGGTGAAAGTGTAATTTTCTACTACATCAGCGTCGTTATTAAAAACAAAATTATCATCCGCTATAGCTATTCTCATTTGCCCAGCAACAGCGTTGTAGTCTTCAAATAATTCAAATTTTTGACCTATTTCTTGACCGTTACCATTTGTAACAGAGAAAGATGATATACTTATCGTGGACTGCTGAGTTCCATTGTTATCTACAGCAAAGAAAGCGTCTGTAACCCATTTTGAATCTTCAGCGCCTGTAACTACACTGGTTCCGCTTCTATCTTGATTTTCATAATGAGTATAATTTATAGCGCTAAACCCAACAATACCATCAAAGCCTTGTAATACATCATCATTTAAATCTGAGATTAAACCGCTAGAAGCAGTTTCCCAAAAAACCTCTAAAGAAGATTCAACTGGTTGTGTCTCGTATATAGCTAAAAATGGTACCATAGTATTACCATCAACGCCTATAGGATTAACTGTAGATATTCTACCTATTAAAGGATTTGTTTCTAAATTATATAAATTCAAAGAAGCAGTTCCTCTAGTGTTATCAAGTGTAGTAGGTAAAAAACCTAGGTTTCTTGCGTCTGCTATGGTGCTTACAACATCTGCTTTTCTAGTAGGATAGTATTGTCTATTTTCTTCTAAGAAAAATTTCCAAGACATACCCGTACTGCTACTGCCTCCAGACTCAGCAAGTATTAATTGTTTTGGTTTAAAATATATTCTACCTTCATCTTGAGGATATGTAAACTGATATTGTCTATTGCTAAACATATCAACAGTTGTGTTGAATGTCACGGTCATAACGCCTTGAACCTCAGTAACATTACTTACTGTAACAATGGTGGTTTGATCTTGAGCTGGCGTTAGGCCAGTGCCTAGGTCTAATACGCTTATTACTCCAGCGCCAGCTTCGTTAAAATAAGTTTGAAGAGTTCCATTGGGAGCATCAAGATCTACGGCATTGACATTGGCATAGTTTTGATCAACAGTATCTATAAGTGTTTCTGCATAATCTGTATCTATTTCTGTTATTACAGTGCTTCTAATCCAGTCATCTGGATATGTTGTACCTGTAGCACCAGCGCCTTGAGTTCCAACTCCCTCTACTCCATCTCCTACTCTTAATCTTTGAATACATGCAGGTAGATTAGGATCTGTTTTGTCATATGATATATAGTCTGCTATTGCCTGAGCAGCAAAACCAACATAACCTGTTTCTTCTGATAGCTCACATACTGATTCAAAATTTTCTACTCTTCCATATATTTCTACACTACTTCTATATTGTTTTTGATCAGGACCTACTTCAGATAAATCTCTTGGTATTTTGTTTATATTGTCATTGATCAACACTGTGTGTGCTGTTGATCCTCTTTCACCAACAGGGAAATCTGTAGTATTGACACCGTGTTGTATATTAGGAAGCACAACTGTCCCGGTGTTTTCGTCATCTACAGTGTATGTTACTGTTTGACCATCTGTTTGATCTAAAGGATAGCCTCTTAATATACCCGGTAAATAAGCGTTATAATAATCCTGCTCTTGCTGTCTTACGACTATTTTATAAGAATACCAACCCTCAGGATTTCTTGTGTAAGCAAATTTAATATCTTCTGTACCAGCTGGTAAATTTAAATAATCAAAAATATACGAATCAGCTATGGGCTCTTCTGTTCTAACTTTATACTCATTTGAACCAAGACTTGAAACGCTTGTAATAACTGTATAGTCACAATACTTGCCTCTTAAATATTCTCCAATTTGTGGTATGGTGTTTGTTATACCAGCGGTAGTGTTTATTGTAAAAGTATATTCGTAAGGTCCGCCTTGAGGATTTGAAAGCGTACTAGCTGTTATAGCAAAGCCGTCGCTAATTTGCTCGGCGTATAGTCCAGGAGTTCCTACTGGAATATTTCTTTTAGAAGTTATTTGGTTTTGAAAAAGCATTCTTATAGCTTTACCAAAATAACATTTTACATCTACCTTGTTTATCTCTGTTGTATATGGAGCAAATATTGTGGAGCCCTTTAAGCCTTGCGCGTCTCCGCTAGAATCCAAAGAAGAAAGTATTACTGAAGATTGTCTATTATACTTGTCAGCTAAAACTACACCTACTTGGTAATTTCTATTTTCTTTAACAGTGTGATTAGGATATTCTACAAAATTATCAAAATTATCTCCCTTCTCTTGATACGTTAATCTATAGTTAATACTAGATGGCGGTGTCCAGTTTGCAAAAAAGTTTCCATACATTACTCTATTACCAGAAACTTCTTGAGCTAAGGCTCTAACAGGTACTCTATCGTACACTCTTGTTGTTTGAGATTCAGCTAGAGATCTATAAGGTTTTTGAGACTGATAAATATATTCATAGTAATTTTCATCACCCGATGAAGATGCTACTTCTTGAACAGTTACAGTATCTAAAACTTTAACTACAGTAGATTCACTTTCTTTATACAGTAAATCTATTTTAGAAACTTTATATTTTTTTTCTAAACTTGTAGCTCTACTAGGTAGTCTTAATATTAACTTGACCTGGTTTACATTGTTTTCGAACCATCTTATTATTGTGCTTCTAAAAGCATCTTTCTCATCGCCATCAATAAAATAACCTTTTTGTTGAGGTATAAAAGCTATTTGACTAAAAGGAGCAAAAGCTGAATACTCGTCGTCTTCATATTTAAACCTAAAACTAAATCTAACGTATCTTGATTCTAAATAATCGGGGTCACCAGGCCAATTAGGATCCTCGCTTTCGTTGCTCATAGTTGATCCTAATAACCTAACGTCAGTATCAGCGGTTAAGGTTACAGGTTTGTTTAATTCACATGTATAATAATCCTCTCCTGCAGATGTAGTTGCAGATTTTATATAAACAAAATCACAGCTATCTATACCACCTCCTATTAGAGTCATATCTGTTATTGAAAAAGATTCTTTTTTATTTGTAGATTCAGAAAAATTTAATTCAACAGTTGTACCATCTGTTACATCTGATTTCACCTTTAATCTTGTTTGGTGAATTAATGATGGCGCGTATATTGGAGCAAATTTAGCTACTGATATTTGCCACTCTTGATTGTAGTGAAATCTATCTGCTTCGGCTAAATCTATGTTTATTTTTCTAGGTTGATTTCTATTGTCTGTCCAAAATAATTGATTCTCTATTAAGTTTACAGAGTGTATTAAAAAGTTTTTTCCTTGAGAAAAATTTAAAAAGCTACCTTGAACTAAAATTTGCTCACTTATATTTCCATTAAAATTGACAACAGTGATAGCGCATAAAGAAGTATCAGGCGCTTTAGTTAATTCATTAGGTTGAGGATCTAAGTAGTTTGTGTAAAATTGAAATATTCTATTACCCGTGTCATCAAAAAATTGACCTATACACTCTCCAAACCTAGAACCTAATCCTAGTAATCTAGAATTACCTCTAATGTTTTCTAAAGCGCCTACGTCATCTGCTTCTGATCTTCCAACCGATATATTCATAGCGTCTCTATACTCGCCATTAGGGATTAATCTATCGTCTAGATCCCTATTCATTTTTGACTTTAAGAAACTATTTTTAATTTCTGCCATTAAATTTTAATGTTTTATCCATTTAGACTTTCCTCTCATTACTTGAACAAACTCATCAAGCTTAATATTAGATAGTCTTATTTTAGCATTTCTAAGTTTAGCGCTTTTCTCTCTCTTATATCTATTGACTATGTATTCTTGTACGTTTGATCTACTAGCTAGAACACCGTAATTTATGTAAGCATACATAGCGTCTTCAGCCATTTTTGGAACTTTAGTATCCAAGTCGTACGCTAAACCGTCTGATATGTATTCTAATATAATTAACTTTTCGCACAAGTCGCTGCTAAAAGAAATTTTACCTTCTCTTTCGTTTATATTATACCAGCCATTTATTTGAGTTGTTTCTGGTTTTAAACCGTATCTTTTACCGTAAAAACCTCCCCAACCCCAGTCGTAGCCATACCAACCAAATTCACTAACGTCTTCGTAGTTTCTAAAAACACCTGTTATTTTTTTATCATTAGCGCTTTTCCATCTTTCTTCGGTAAGAGAATCTCCTTGTAAGTTCTCTCCAAAGTTATCCTGATTAGGAACTCCGTCTTGACTTTGCAGTGGAATAGTATAAGGATTTGAAGTTAAGTTATTTACTGGATATATAATATGTTGTACACCTAAGCTATCTATCCAAGAGCATCTAACATGATTAACATAATCCTGAGGTAGTATAACACTCAAGCTAGGTGGTATATTTAGTTCTTGAGATTTAATGCTTTTAAGTGTATCATAGCTAAATTCTTGTAAAGCTCTTTTAGCATGAAATATAACGTCTGTTCTTTTAACATCTGGTATTAATTTACCCTCTCCAACGTATGCAACTAAAAAATTATTTATAATATCGCTTAGTTTAATATAAGAATATCCTCCAAAGTTTTGTTGCTTTTGTGGAGTATTAAGTTTTATTTTGTATATATCTCCAAAATTAAATTCTTCAGAATCTAAAATTAAAATATTTTTACTAAGATAACCTTGAAAAACATTCCCCACTGAACCAATTTCAGGAAAACCATTTTGAACTGTATATTCTACGTAGTTCTCAACATTAGAAATATTATTAGGCGATACGTTTTTAAATATTTTAAAATTGTTTCTATTAAAATTTGCATCTGTAAGATCGTTTGTATAATAAATTAACTCTGTATCAAAACCTAACTCTATCGCATTGCCATATGTTTGATCGCCATTACTGTTAACAACAGGATCTACAATTAAAACAGTTTGTTCTCCGCTGTAATATATCTCATTAGTTTCCGTAATTAAGCCTCCACTTGGTTGAGGTGGGGTGTATGGTTGAACAACAATCTCTGGCATATCTTATTAGCTTTTTTCGTTTTGTTCGTCGCGAGCTATTTGTTGTGCTGCGACTTGAATTATTTGAGGATCTTTTATTACCACACCAGCGTATAAAAGTATTTTTAATATTAAATCTGTTTGTTCTGTTTCATGCAATTCAAAGCTAACAGAGGTGCTAGGCTCATATACGTATTGATAACTAGATCTAACCTGAGCTGTAAAGTTCCATCTTGGATCTAAGGGTTTTCTTAAAAATGTACAAGATATATCACTAGTTATAGACTGAGGATATACGAACAACTGATAATCCTTGTATTTGTACACAGGATATTCTTTAGTTGGTTTTGTTAATGGAGATAGGTTTAATTCTAATAATTCATTAGGTTGAACATATTGAACTTCTTTTTCGTCTTTATATATTACAGTACCTAGTTTATAAACTACAAAATCACTAACTCTTACAACTAATCTTCTACCTGTAGGCGGTGTATTTAAAAGCGTTATTACGTTATTAGATAAAGTCCACTCTGTAAACTCAGCTAGCTCTACTAGAAAATTAGCAGAATTAGCTAGAAAAACAGATACTTGTCCAGCTTCTACCTCAGAGGCGTTTAAAGATAAAGGGTATATTCTTGAACTAGTAGTGGTAAGTGTTTGTGTTAAAGATGTCGAAGAGTTTGTTGGTAAACTAAAATAGGGTTTTGGTGGATTATTTACATTAGATAAATCTGTATCATTGCCTAATCCAGAAACATACGAACAGTCACCTTCTTCTTGAAATGGAGATATTTTTTCTCTTAAATTTTTAAGTCTATCGCCGTATTCACTATTATTGTCTGGCACTCTATACTGTTGATTTGTTTCTTCAAAATAACTTTCAAATATCTCTAGCTGAGATTGTGTTGCTATTTTGTTAAACTCATCGGGCGTTAAATAACCTCTTTGTTCTTTATTCAGTATAAGTAAAACGGTTCTATAAACTTCGTTTACATTTATTGCCATATTGTTATATATTTTAACATAGAGCTCACTATTAAGCGAGCCCTATATTAATATTACATGTTTTTATATTTTTTTCTCTATTGATTTATAAACCTCCATGCCTTCATCTGTTTTGAAAAAAGATGCTAATGCGCTATAAGGATGCTCGTCAAAAGGAACTGTCATTATTTTTTTTCCATTTGTAGCCCACTTAAAAGTTTTTTGATCAGCAGATAATTTTAGTATTGACTTCTCTACAGCCTGTATACCAAAGTTTCTTAATTGTATGTTTTCATCTTGAGCAAGAGCTATAAAAGTCTTGGGTTGGTGTTTTGCAAAAAGTAAAATATCTCTTTTTATTTGCTTAGAATCCATAGATCCAACATTACTCCCCATTTCAACTCTTAATATAGCTTCTTGATGATCAACATCAATTTGATTAGCTAAATTTAAAGCAGCTAATTGTATTTCTAACTCTGTTAATTCATCTTTAGCTTCAACCACAGGATCAAATTCTTTATAAATCCTGTCTTTAAAAGGATGGTAATTTGATAGTAATATTTGTAGAGCTTGGTTTTGTTTTGGAACCGACAAGGTTCCGTTTTTAAAAACAATATGAGACAAAGTAAATGGTCCTACTTGTTCATCTACAAATATTGATGGTTGATTTGTAGCATACCTAAGTTCTCTTTGATAACCTTTTTCTTTATCAAAAAAAGTCATCGGGTATCTTGTTGTATGCTTGCTTGGAATAGTTCTAGTTAAGGGATTTTTATTCCCGCTGAGTATATATACTCTGTCTTTTATTTGCCAGTTTTCTGGCTTAGTTATTTTCTGTGTTTTCATAATATAATATAATTAAATAAATTAAAGGTATATGGGCGCCGAAGCGCCCTTACCTTATACTAAACTTATGCTACTGATTTAAAGATAACAAAGTTGTTTGCAGCTTGAGTTACTAAACATCTTTCTGACAAGAAGTGAACTTTCATAACATCATCGCCAGTAGTGTAAGCACCACCAACAGATCCAGTTATCCAAGTTTTCATTCTTCTATCGTCAGCTTCAGATGCTCTATAACGAACATGCAAGAATGGACGTCTAATGTTTGCGCCAAGCATTTGGTCGTAAACAGTAGAAGTTCCAGCTGGTACCATAACTCCATCAACAGTTTGATTCAATGCACCTGTTGTAGCGTCATTTAAGTATTTCCAGTCAGTTTTGTAGAAATCATAAGATCCACGTCTGAAACCAGAAAAACCTAAATTAAGTGCCATTTCTTCAGAATTTTCAAATACACCATAAGATGTACCTCCAGCTCCGTAAGAATTTTGCTGAGCTAGCATGTCATCAAAACTAAGAGCTGTAGCTCTGTTTAAGAATAACATGTTCTCTTCAATAGCACCTTGCTTGTCAAGGTTTTGTAAAATTAAATCAAAATCTTGTAATGAAGATCTTGGGTTAGCAGCCCCGTCTACTCCTGAGGCAAAGTTGTCATAGATATTTCCTCTACTTTCAATAGCAGCAAATAAACCTTCAGTACCTTTTACTTTTACAGTAGAGTTTAGAAGATCTTCACCTATCGCGGCAGATCCGGCAGCAGCTTTCTCACCTTCAACACACACCATTTCTAGGTAGTCTTGAAAACGTAATCTAGTTTCGCCTTCGGCTTTTAAATACCACAAGTAACCTGATGTACCATCTTCGACTGCAACTTCAACCCAACCGATCTGAGCAGTGTCAGAACCGTTGATTTCATATTTGTCTTTAATAATTACAGGTGAATTGTGATATTGAGTAAAGCTAGGTTCAATTGAGCCTTCCATGCCAGCTGTTCCTTTAGCAAACTCAGAACCATATACAAATACGTCGATTTGTCCAGCTCCGTTTAAAGTTTGCAAATCAGCTAAGTCATATGAAAAAGCGTCAATCTTCCAAGCTCCACCTCCATCAGCAACAGGATCAGCCTTAACATAACACTTTGTGCTTAATAAGCTTGTGTTGTTTGTTACGACTATTGTTTGTCCTTTTCTAATAGAAGGAATTATAGCGTTTCCTGCAGAATCCTGACCAGCTAAGCCACTAATTTCATTAGTGCCTCCTGCATTAGGAATTGTAGCTCCAGTAAAAGCTATGTGTAATCTATTTTGCTCTGACCAAATTACTTGATCAGAAGTCATTGGCATTTCAGCTCCTACCATTCTTAAGAAACCTCCGATCGTACGATTTCCGTAACGCTCTACTTCAGCTTCATAAATTTCAGGTAGATACTGTTGTGCAAAGTTATTTACCGGATCTCCGCCAGCGGCGTCTCCAGTAAAGTTTAAATACGATGTACTCGTTAGCATTTTCTTAGGTGTCGGCACTAAAGAAAATTGGCCTAACGGGTCATTAGCATCAAAATATCCCATTTTGTTTTATTTTTTTATTGGTTAAATTTCTTTTTAATTCTTAATTTAGAACTATCCATGCCAGTAATAGCTTTAACTTTTAACCCGCCTAAAGTTACTTGTGTTGGTCTATCAGCGGTTGAAGGATTTTTAGATTGCTCTACAACATTCCTTACTGCGTCTGATTTACCTTGTTCGTAAAAGTGAGTTATTATATTATCGATATTTTCTGCGGCATATAGAGCTTTGTGATAACCTCTTGTATCCTTAACGTTACCTTCGCTGTCTAAGAACTTCCCGACAAAGTTGTTTAGATTAGATTGTTTATCACTAACAGCGTCTTTATTTGTTACATTATACCTATAGTTTTTTTCTCCAACTTTAAAATCAAAACCTTTGAAATCATTGTTGAAAAGACTTTTAGTATCTGCTTTAAATTTTTCGTGCTGCTTTTCTATTTTGGATTTATCCTCATTATATCTATTGAAAAAGTCCATAGCTTTCTGTTGCTCTTGACTTACGCCTGGTCTCAACTTGATCTCATCGTAATATTTGTCTTTTAAGCCTTCTAAAAAGTTTTGAGCTTTTGCAATTTCTTCTTTTTGAGCAAGTTTTTTTCTTTTGATGTCTCGCTCGTCATCACTATCTTCGTCTACAGCAAAATTCTCCTCCATTAAAAAGTTTATTTCTTCGTTATTTAAGTGAGGTTTTGATTGCTTATAGTATTCTTTTAATAAAGTATCACCATCAACATTAGAATAATCAGCGTTAAGTCTAACATAGTCTTGAACTGTACCTCCCGTTTGTTTCATAAAATCTACTAATTTTTCTACATTTTCAGGTAGTTCTATTTCTATTTTTTTAGTTTCGATTTTATTCTCTAAAACAGGATCTTTGTTTATTTCGTCTTCAGTTATTTCTTTTATTGGTGAATCTAATTCTTCTTCGGTGGACCGTACTTCTTCAGCCACTTCTTTGCTGTCTGTTGTGTCTTCTTGCTTTTCGACAACAACATCGCCCACATTTGTCTCTTGTGTTTGAACGGCATTTTTTTCTTCTTCTTTTGTTTCTGGTTTTTTTGATAAGTCGACTTTTATAACGTCGTCTTCTTTTTTACCTAAACCTTCTTTAGGTATTGTAATTTTAGCATCTGCCATAATAAAATATTATAAAATTAATAAAAATTAAACTGTAGGTAGGTTTTCTAAACCAATACCTAGTCCTTGACTTTGTTGTTCAAAGTCGGTTGGTAATAAATCATTTTTTCTTTGATTTATCATCGTACTTTGTTGGGTTGCTTGAAGCTTAGTTCTTTTGTCTTTTCTATCTTCAATATACTCTTCTTTAGTTTTAGCCTGTTGTAATTCAACCTGAGCTAATTTTAAATCATAGTTAAATTGCTCACCCATTAGCATGGTTTTTATTTGAGCTTCTGTTTGCATTCTTTGTATCTCCATTTGAGATCTAGCCTGCTCAAAATTAACTTTTTCTTGAGTTAGTGCTTGTTGTTTTTGAACTTCATTCATAGCCGCCTGCTCTGCCTGCTGCGCGTTGGCTTGAGCCTGGGCTTGTATGTTTTGTTGAGCTAATCTTTCTTGTCTTTGTTGCTTTTCTTTTCTTTTAAGCTTAAGCATTTGATTAGCTAGTTTAAGATTATGTATTTGTCTTAAATCTATAGCATCTTCTAAGTCTATGCCTCCAGACTTTAAAGCTATCTGTATATTCTGCTCTAGTTGTTGTTGTTCTTCTTCCTCTGGTTCTAATTGTAGATATATTCCAAAATCGTGAATATTTCTAGTTTCTAATTCTTTTAAAGTTTCAACATTAAACTTACTTATAGATGAAGTTAAAGTGTTCTTTAGTAAGGGAAAATTAAGAGAATCAGCTATTCTTAAAGATATGTTTTCGCAAACTCTTAATGTTAAATACAAGCTAGATTGTAAAATATGCTTTGTAGCTATGTTAGAAGCATTTGCTGCTAACTTTTGTAGACCTACTAGCGTATCTCTATCCGGTAAACTACCATCTCTGGCTTCATTTAAACCCGTCACATCACGTATCATTTGAAGATAGTAATTGTATGTTTGAATAAGACTTGCTATTTTTGCTTGCCCACTAGAAGATGTTAATTCTTGAATAGGTACTTTTCCTCTATTAATATCACCATCTTGGGTTAAAGATCTACCTACAATGGAGCCAGTTTGAAAAAACATATTTAAGGCCTCAGCCGCATTATAGTTTGTTCCATTACCGAGATCAACCTCTGCTAATCCATCTATGTCTACAAATACACCATCTGGAACTATTCTAGACATTACCTGCTGCAGCTTTAAGTGAGTTAATTGTATCATATCAGCGAATCCAACACACTTGCTGACAACAGATTCTATTCTGCCCTTATACATTCTTGGTGCTACAATAGCGTAATTCATTTCAACTTTACTAGTGTCTGAGTATGGCCTTGTCATGTTTTCAGCCAGTCTCCATTCTAGTAGTTCATCTATACCTAAAACCTTACAACCACTATATAAAACTTCTATACTTCTTGATACTCTTTCATAATCATCCGCCGCAGGAGGATTAAAAGTGTCTGGTTTTTCTAAAGCTTTTTCTAGACCTGACCCTGTTTTCTTTATTTTAAAAACCTGATTATTATAAGTTTTGTATTCAAAATATAAAACCTGAACTGTATTTTCGTCATAGTTGTTCCAGCCTGTTACAAACTGTCTGTTTCCAGGCATATCCTGTATTCTTTTTAAAAGATCATTTGATATGTCAGGAAACTCTTTTTTTAATTCTGGTATTGTAACTGATTTAACTTCACCAACATAATATATATCTTCAAAATTTGGATCATCAGTGTAAGAGTATACTAAGTTAGCAGGATCAACATAGTCTATTGTAATACCATTTGCTCTATTCCAGTGTGTTTTAACAGAACCTATACCTAAAACCGTTAGATCCATGTTTAATCTTCTTCTAGTTAAATTATACTTGTTAAAAGCAAGTGTATTATTTATAGCTTCTTCTTCAGCTATTTCTACAGCTTGCTTATAATCTAACTGCATGTGAAGAGATAACTCGTCTTCGTTTGCAGGAAGAGTTTCAGGATCGTGCTTTAAAACGTTTATACCCATTGCTTCGGAAACAGCAAGAGCCTCGTTTTTAATGGTCATGTCTCTTAGTATACTTTGAGCGTAATCTGTTCTTTCTTTTTGAGAATCAGGATCTTGAGAGTAGGCTGTTATCTCGTATTTTTTTTGAGACATGCCGTTTACGACTATGTCTACAAACTTAGACAATATAGGCACTGGCTTCCAATCAATATTTAAATAACTTAAATCACCATTAATAGATAATTCGTCTTTATATTTTTGTACACTTTGCTCCCCTCTAGCATATAATCTTAGTTGATGATAATGATTCCAACTCACTGCAAATCTGTTACCAGCTCTACCTTGTTGAAACCACTCCTGTTCAATAGCTCTACCTACTTTTATTCCGTAGTCTAAGCTTGACTTTTCTTCATCGCTAACTACTTGGCTAGGAAAGGAACTATTAGGATTTGTGTATATATTCATTTACTTAATTATTTTAGAAACTGAACCTTTATTGTTGTATTTTTTAAAACCCAGCTTTACTGGTTTTCTTATTATTTCGTTTACAGGGTAATATCTATTTTTGTTACAAGCCATGATTGCCAAGCCAGAACTTATAGACGCATCGTGTTTTGTCCTGTTATTAATGTTAAATTTAGCCCAGTCTTCTAGGGTTTTGTCAAAATACATATCTCCATATTCTTCAGCCATATAACCAACATATGTTTCTATATAAGATTCTATAGCTGCCGCGTGAGCTTGCTTCATGTCTTCACTGGAGTTTGGCACTCCACCTATTTCTCTTTCTGTTACAGATAATTTATTATAAACTTTATCAGGTCTATTCATTGAAAAGCCTCTATAACCTCTTCGCTTAAAATGATATAATAATCTTGGTTTGTTATTTTCTGCCAATATAGGCATGCCATAAAACACACAAGCCATGAGTACATCTTCAAAAAATATTTCAGCTGTTTGAGGTCTAGCTATATACTCTAAAAAGAAATGATTAGGTGGAACGTTCTCCATGCTAAACTTAGTCAAACCATGAAGAGCTCCATTTGAACCTCTTTTATCTACAGTGCCAGATATGTCATAGCTATCACATCCAAATGCCCCACAGTGTTCATTTCCAGCGTATTTTATACCGTTTTTAATTAAAATTTTGTTTTGCAAATAAGCTGGAGGTATCCAGGATATATTAAACCTGCCGTTGTTGTTGGGAACAAATATAACTCTAGTATCTTTTATACCGTCCTCCCACTGAAAAGAACCTTTTGTTATTATTGAGGAGTTTCTTAAATCTTGGTTGTAATCTATTTGTTCGTATATCTTAGTAAGATTAAATAAAGATTCTTTCGCTTCGTCTCTAAAAGCGTGTTGCTCGGTTCTTGGAAATTGTCTGTAATACTCATTTAAACCGTCTTGATCTCCTTTTAGTCCTTCTACTTCATTTTGCCAGTAGTCTATTACGCCTTTAAATATCTTTTGGCCATGCGGATCTTCAACTGGTTCTTGTGGTGTGTCGAAGACAGGTAAGCCATAAGAGTCAATGTATCCTTCGTAATTCCACTCCATAGGAATAAACAAAGAATATAATCCTGAACTAGTCTGTCCGTTGGCGTTTCTTTTTGTAACATCTGAGTCATAATAGAGTTTCTTAAAATTTTCGCCACCTTTGTCTAGTGAGTTACTTGTTGAACCCATCATACACTTGCCTATTACTCTACTACCTAATCTTAACGTTGTTTTCGTAACACGCCAGTTGTTAAGGATGTTCGTCGGGCGTTCCCATTTACCGCTTTCGTCGTGGACGAGTAGTTTGAGTTTCTCACCGTCGTACGAGTTGTCACCGGTATTCTTCCAGTCGATCGTTGTATCGAGGCCGTCGAGCTCACGTAGCGTCTCGTTGGTCTCGAGCTTCTTACGGGTGAATTTACTGGCTGGTACACGATAGGCAAGCTCTGTCTTTGGCCTGTCCATACCGTCCTGTATTGGTTTAAAAAAGAAGGGGTAATTAACCGATATCGGTACCACCTTGTCCGTAAACATCTTCTTCGCATCAGGTCCACTCTTTGATAAAATGCCAAATCTAGAGTCGCTTGATATGGTTGCCATATTAACGCACTCCCCGGACGCCATAAATGAGAATCCAGATCGTCTATTTTTAAGGTAGCACATTCCATATGACCTGTTATCGGCTTTACAAGCTTCCCAGAATATGTAAAATAATCTGTTTGATTCCCTAAAATCTGGTGCCCCAACATCAATTTTGGACCACTGCAAGTACATATAGTGAGTACCAGTAATGTAAGTAGCCACATCCTTATTATAGAACCAAAAGCCTTCGTCTCTACGAGTGAACTCCACGTCGATGTAGTCATACCATTTTTCTTTAAAGTCATCAGGATAGTTTTCCCAATCAAAAACAGTTTTTATTCTTTGCAACTGTTTTGGGTAATCTATTTTAGACCATTTATTTTCTTTGTATTTATATACTTTATTTTTTTCAACAAAAGGTAGAGCTATCTTAAGGTTTTGCACTTCGTATATCTCTCCTATTTTACCTGTCTTGCTAATAACTACTATGTCATGCTCTTCGTTGTAGCCATACTCCCATTTTTTATACCTGTTTTTTTTGTTTATAATTTTAGGCTTAATATGGTTTTCAAGAACTTTATATAAATTTTGTTTATACATTACTTAGCTCTTCCTTCTGCAAAACCACCAAAAGGTTTTTCTTTTTTAACCTCTTCTTTAGGTTTATTATCTAGCATGTTTTGCTCTTCTTGTATGCGGTCTAATATTTCAAATGCATCAAATATAGCTAGCTTTTTAGTGGCAGCAGCGTTCTTAAGTCTATCTGCAGATATATCATCATCTGAATCTACTATAGCTTCTTTAGCAACCTTTATTAGTTCATCGACGGCTACCTGCCCAGCTTGGATTATATTCTTTTTCGTCTCCTTGATATTCATGACTTGCTACAATATTATTAGATTTCATACAATACAACAGCTCTTTGTCAACAACAAACTCAAATTCTGAATTAGGCTGAAAGCTAACTAACGCCCCTTTTGTTATTCCTGCTTGTTTTAACGAGCTATTACCATATTTTAATATACCAATATGGTTTAAAATTTTATCAACCTCTAAGTCGTTATTATTAACTATAGGCTTTACGAAGCAACGATCTCCAAAAGATTTCCAATTTTTTTTGGTTTTATATAAATAAATCTGATCAGTAGAACAAAAGAACAAGTTGTCTTTAAAATATGATTTACTATTTTTCTCTTTACCTCTTATATCATAAAATCTTCTAAAAACATTATGATGTATTAAAACTAAGTCACCTTTTTTAATATCACTACTGTCTATTATTGGTGTTGATATTACCTTAGCTATGTTGTTTACGTGCTTATAAGACTCTATGCTAGCATTGGTTATAAGTTTTTTTTTGCCAACTTTTATTTCGTTATCATACCTAAGTCCTAAAGGAGATACAATAAAATCACTAACGCTATTCACTAGTACTTTAAATCGTACTCTAAAGATATAGCCATGTTTGAATTAAACTTTTTCCAAGGTAAAACCTCGTTATTTTTTTTAATAAAAATACTATATGACTCGTCTTTTTCGTTTTTAATTATAGCGTCAATAACGTGACCGCCATAAACCTCTTGACCTAAAGAATAATGCATGGCTTCATTTTTATAGTCAGAACCAATACTGATTTTTCTTATAATAGAATCCATTTATTTTGGAAGTTTAGATTCTATATCTATTATTTCATAAGAGCCTGTGGATATATCTATGTTGATTGCCCCATATTTTTTTTCTAACTTTTCTCTGGTTTCTCCCATCTGGTCAAGTAACTCGTGAGACAACCTAAGTATTCTATGGTTTTCTATTTGAAGAACACCTAGAGATTCAGCGAAGCTTTTATGTTTTTGAGTTTGCTCTTGAATTTCTTGTAATTCTTTTTTTGTTATTGTTTTTGCTTTTTCTGCTTTTGCCATTTTATTTTATTTAATTTAATTGTTTTATTTATATAGTCACTTGCTTAGAGATGTAATTACATTACAGCTAGCAATGATTGCGCGGTGGTATTTGTGGCTCTTATTTTTGTCGCTAGTATAGGCAAAAATGTTCCAGTAGCTACTTTGGTAAACAAAGTCCAAGTTCCTTCTGGGTTTGCTTTTAGCTGAACCTCTACATCCCCTGATTCTCCAACATATATTAAAGATCCATTGTTTGGATTTCCACCTAATTCTACAACGGTGTCTGCTCCAGCGAAAGTTATTTCTTTAGCTGTGGTTATAAAGTCTCCTATGTTAGTTATGGACACAGCATTATTAGTATTATAATTTGCCATTTTTTTTATTTATTACTTATTGATTTAAATTTTTCAGCACCACGC